ACGCAATCCAATCTTTTCAATAATCGTGAATTGATAGCCCATGCAATCCCATAACTGCAGGGTGTCAATGGGCAAATTACCGTGGTCCGCGTGCCACACATAAGCATGGATCGGCAGCTTGTCGTACAGCGCCCCGTAGTTAGGCAGCAAGGATTCAATCCTGAATACCTGACCGCGCAGCGCCTTCAGACTAACCCACACCGCCGGCTCCAACTCGCCATGGCCTTTGTGATCGTTATACAGAAACTCACGTTTTACGAAGCACTTCAAGGGCGGCAAAGATGCGACGATATAGCTCATTTGTTTTTGTCCTTTACCCAAGCTGAAATAAAACCGAACAAGAATGACAGCACCGCTACAAATAAAACCCCAATGGTTATATCAACTAATAGGTCGGTCATGTATTCTTCTCCTTGAGTTTGGCTTCAATGGCTCGGATGTAGTCTGTTGGCGTAGCCTCACGGGGCCACACAGCCTGCACAAAATTCTTGACCTCCTCATCCGTCAGCCCAGTCCATGTGCGCTGTGGAGTGGCATACAGAGGACGCACTTCAGCATGAGTTCCTTTCAAGTCAGCCATTTCTTGCGCTTCCTCTTGGCTAAAAAACATATCGTGCAAGTTGCCTTCAAATACACCCCACGCCACAGGCTCCTGCTCTGGCTGTGCCAAGGCTTCTTTGATGGCGGTGATGGCTTCTACTGCCCATTGTTGATATTCGTAGTCCATTGCTGAAACATGAGCTATTTGTTGTAACGCATCCCATGCAAGGCGTAATGCTTCGTCTTTAGTCATGCTTGTCCCCTTGCTCGGATGGCATTTATCACCACGGCACATAAAGTCCACGCAACAGCCGCTACGAAAAATGCTCCGCTTACTGGCAACACCCACTCGAACCCTTGCTTTCTGTTGCCAATGGCTTCAGTCAAAAGCTGAACAAGAAAAATGATTCCAGTAACTTGTGTTGCGGCTCTCGGCCAAAAGTAGTCAATCCGTTTCATGCTTGTCCCCTTGCAAATTTTAAATCTTCTAATTTAGCGTCACGCCATATATAGTCATCAAAGTCAAGAGTCCAATTGCCATAGGAGTCCGTGACTTCACTGCCTTTTCTATGTATTTCAACTTGAACAACAAGCAATGGTTTTTTAAACCACCGAGTTTCAACTCTGTATCTAGTTTTGCCTGTAAGTTGATACGAAATCATGCTTGTCCCCTTGCTCTGATTGCTTTTGCCGCACTTGTACAACTTATTATTTTTCCTGTTTTTGAAGCCGCTTCTAGCATCTGTGCACACGCCTCACGCTCGGCAGAAAGCATTCGGCCAAGATCATCGGTGTTTACAATGAACACACCCTCAGTATCTGTTTCTGGGAGTCCTTGCTCCCGTGCCATGCGAACAATGTCTTCTCTGTTCATTTCGCCTCCTTTGATGCCGCTTCAATGGCACGTTCGTGCAACAAGTCATAAAGGTTTGGCTCACCCCTGAAAAAGAAGTTTGCCGCAACAATAAACAGCAGAAAAAGCATCACTTCTTTCATGCTTTCTCCTCATACTTGCTGCACTCTTCCAACCAAATAGGGTCAAAGTTCCACGGCCAATGGAACCAACCCTTTTGCGCAGCGCGCGCATTGCCAGAGATCAAAGCCTTGGGCTCCAAGCACTGGATGTGATGGGTCATGGGCAAAGGATCACGGTTCACGCACTTGTGGCAGTTAGGGCGGTCTACCTGTGGTTTGTAGTCCTCAAGATTGCTCATCAAATTGGTCCTTTATCTTCTGACGATTGATCATGGCCTGCATGGGATCGATATCCCCCATCAGCAGGTCAAGCAGCAGACGGTCAATAGCCTTCAATTGCTTTTCCAATGCCGCGTTCTTGGTAACCATCTCCCCACAAGCAGCAACATATGGACGCAGGATTTCCAGTTCTCTTTGCTCAGTCATTTAAATTCTCCTTTAATCTTGCGCGCAACATTGCGTCCGCATAGTGGTAGGCCCCAATGGCCGCATCATTTATGTCATACGACTCCATCTCGTTCATCTCTTGAATAGCCGTAGGCAGGGCGGCAGCAGCAAAGTAATCGCGCAGCGTCATACCTGTGTAGGACAGTTGTGGAAATGCCGGCTCAGTCATAATATTTCTCCTCACGTTTGTCTTCAAAATAAGTCGCAGCATCACGTTCCACCCGAGAAATCACATCCGGATGCAAAACCCCGCTCAAGTCCACCTGACTGTTAGGCAAGAACACCGAAACAAGAGTCCACACCTCCGGGTAGTCCGGCTCCAACTTCAAGCCAGACAGGGGCTCAACAGAACCAACTTCCGCCGGCTCATACTCAAAAAAGCACTTGAGCGCTAAACCTAACTCATCACATTCATACAAGAATTCATGCATTTGTTACCCCACAGTCAAAATTATTAAAATACCCACAATCAACGACCCCAACGTCACAGGCCACAAGGGCACAGGACGATGGATCGAGGACCATCCCATCAAAGCTGCCTGCACAAGCTCCTCAGACGATGTCATCTCAGGAGGCTTTGGCTGATACAGCAGCCCTATTTGTACCTTGCCAGTGTTAAACGGCGTTACACGCCCGTTTGTGCTGCTCACAGAGGTGAATTCATGCGCATTAGTGATCATAAGTTGGTCCTGTCTTAGCCTTGGCTTTCATAGCATCCTTGTACGCATGCTCAAAGCCCTCCAAAAATACCTCAACGGGTACGTCTAATTCTGCAGTCAAGATGGCCACAGAGACAAGGCACGCGTACCAAGCTTCCGATGGTTTTGCAAAAGTATTTCCGCAAAAGTTAAGCAAAGTCTGCGCATTGTCCATGATCTCTTCGATCTGTTTATCCGGTTTGTATGGTAATTTACCCATGTCACTATCCTTTCTTTGTTAATGGTGTTTGTCTAAGTAGACAGGGTTATTATCATGCTTTTAGCTAGTTAGGTCAATTACGTTGAATGTACTATTTCCTAGGGGTTTTCCCTTGGTTTGGGGGTTTTAGTGTGATGCATTATGGGACTGGGTGGATATACAGTGGTGGATTTAACATTCACCAAGGACCGAGGACCGAGGGTCAAAAAGGGGAAAAACGGGGCAAAAAGTAATACTAAGGTTTAGGTGCTATAGACCTTTTAGGGGTAAGGTATGTTTTTTTTTTTATTTTTGTGAGATTTGCCGTAATAGACGTAATGGTGTAAGAACTGAATGAAATCAATACGTTACGAGCATTCGGCAAATTACGTCTGGAGATTCAATGTAATATTTCTAGGGGGGCTCCGCGAGATGAAAAGTGAAAAAATAAAAACACACTACACCCTCCAAAAGTTCTATAGGGAGCCCTGATTACTTTTGTTGGATGACTCTTGGGGCGACACTCGTTATACTCGTGGTAGTTCTTTTACGGGAGTTAATCATGGTACACATTGATCAGGGAATAGCCCTGCCAACCAATCGATCCAAATACCCTTTTGGTGAGATGGAGGCGGGTGATAGCATTCTGTTTGGCGTGCGCAAGCAGGCTGAAAGCTGCCGTGTCGCTGCCCTTCGCTTCACACGAGTGCATCAGCCCAAATGGGTGTTCACGCTGCGCAAGGTGGACAACGGTTGGCGTTTGTGGAGAATCAGCTAATGGCCAAGAAAGACGTTTGGAATGTTCCCCCTGTCATGCCTGACAAGGCACAGAAACGAATGTCTACTGAGGTGGCTCCGCTGCGGCAGCAGCGCAGGAAGCTGACAGCCAAGGAATGGACCTTCGTCACTGAGCTTGTGAGTGGCGATGGCCGCACCACAATGAAAGAGGCAGCCATCAGGGCAGGGTACAAGTCGTCCAGCGCCTCTGTGATGGCATGGAAGCTCACAAACCCTGATATCAACCCCCATGTGGTCTCTGCCATTCAGGCTTACCGTGCTGACTTGGCGTCCAAGTACAACACGTCTTATGAGCGCCACATGCGCGACTTGCAGATCATCCGCGATAAAGCCCTTGATGCCGGTGCATTTGCAGCAGCCGTCCAAGCAGAGTATCGTAGGGGCCAAGCTTTGGGAACGATCTATGTGGAGCGCAAAGAGATCCGCCACGGCACAATTGACAGCATGAGCAAGGAAGAGGTACAGCGCAAGCTTGACGAGCTTAAAAAGCTGTATGGTGGGCCTCCACCTACTGCCTTGATCGATGCGGACACTGGAGTGGTGATTGAAAGTGCAGCAAGAGAAAAAGATCCCGAATTCGACGCGGGAGTGGAGCAGCCTCCGCTTGACATCTTTGAGCGAGGTTTGGGGAGATCAGATGACGCCTGAAGCTAGATTTTCGGCGAGGGTGAAAGCCGGCCTTGCCAATTGCTCAATTGAACGCATTGAGAATCGTGTGAACCTTGGCATCCCTGACATGTTGGTGGGTGTCGGGGAATACTTTGTTTTGATGGAATTGAAAGTGGTGGCCAAGGGATTAAAAGTTGGGCTGCGTCCCCATCAAATTGCTTTCATGACTCGGCATGCTGCCAAGGATAGGCCTTGCTTTATTCTTGTGCTCGACATGGGTAACACACTACGCCCCTCGACCATTCGCTTGTATCAGGGGAGCGATGCTATGAAATTGGCTGCAGAGGGCATAAAGCTTGAGCCCCTTCGCTGTTGGCCATCGCGTGGCATGCCATGGGCGGAACTAGAGGAAACCCTAGGTTTAGTAAAATAAATGTAAAAAAGTGTT